ACATTTTACATACTGATACACCTGAGGCTATTAAGAAATTTGAGAGCGGTCTATTAGATGATCTGCAAGATTTACAGTACAAGATTTTAGCCAAACAAGGCGATCAAAATTATAAATATTGGAAATAAGGAGATCAACATGAATGCAAATAACAAAGTAACTTTCGATAATTTAACACCAATCATAAAGGATGAGAAAATGACAAATACAATTCAAGACTATGGTTTTTCTGCGGATGCAATCAAAGATTTAGCTAAGGCTGAAAAGGTTATTGGCGGTCTAAAGGATGCCAACAAGGAGAACACTCAGACCATCAATGAAAATAAGATGGTGCAAATTGTAACTACAATCTGCCATGTTGCACAGTTTCCAAGAACCGCATCAGGTAATCTCAGCAAGGCGGTCACAAAGGTTGTTTACGATGATCTGATGAACCATGCGGGAATACCAAAGGCTCAGGCAAAAATTCTAAAAGAGAATGGAGTTAAGTTTGCTGACAAGCACGATCTATCTACTCAGGTAACACCTGATTTCGTCAAGCAAATACTTACAAACAAAATGGGTCGCTCATACCAATGACAAAAAAGAATTAACTCTTGGAGAGAAGATCTGCAAGATGGTTTATGGTGCTGAGAAAACCAAAAAGGTTGATGGTGTCGAGCAGACAGTATTTGTTGCCAACGATATCACAATGGATGAGATCAACCAAATTGAAGAGTTGATGGCAGACACTAAGAGGATCTTCATTGCGACACAAAAGGCAAACTCAAAGTCAAATGAGGAGACCAAAAAAGACAACGATGAGACTAACGAGGTGCTAGATGCACTTTGTGGTTAGTCGAATGCACAAATTGAGGCACGATTATTTCGTGTCTCTGCTTGTTCATTCGAGCAATAACAATAACAACAATGGAGTTCAATATGAATAAAAACGAAAAGATTGTTAAGCACTTTGGCGGTAGAATTGTCTGCGGTGCTTTCAAAAAAATTGATGGCTCTTTCAGAAGATTTTGGGGAGTTCTCAAGTATGAGGAAAGGGATGTTCCTAACCTCGTAACTGTCTACGATTTCAAGAAAAAAGCATATCGTAGATTTAGACTAGATCAGGGATCTATACTTTTAATAAGTGGAGATCGTTATTATCATCAAAGCAATATCAAAGGTGTTGCATTAAAATCAAGGAGATCAGCATGAGACTATCACTAGCAAAGACAATAATAGTTGAGGGTATTAAACAAAACCTCGCACAAAAGCCAAACCACAAGCCAATAACTTTCCATCTTGAAGGCTCGATGGGTATTGGAAAAACTGCTTTGGCTAAGGAAATCGCAGAGGATTTTGGGTTTTACCTAGTAAACATTTCCCTTGCACAATTAGATCCTACAGACATAGGCGGTATGAGGATGCCTGATGGCAACAAGATGAAAGTCTTGCAACCTGATTGGTATGTAGATGCTGACCGCATGGCTGAGATCAAAGCGGATGGTTACAAAGGTGTACTTTATTTCTTTGATGAGTTGCCTCAAAGTCCAATTCTTAACATGAATATTTTCGCTCAGATTTGCGATGAGTACAGAATTGGAGAGTACAAGATTGACAGATCAGAGTGTTACATCATGTCAGCGGGTAACAAGCTATCAGACAAGGCGGGTACTAATCAGATGCCATCACACTTGATCGATAGATTAGATTTTGTTGAGATTGAGGCAAACCTCGATGACACTTGCAGATACTTTGCAAAGGTTGGTATTGATCATCGTTATATCGGATGGTTGAGATTTCAGCCTGAGTTCTTGCATCAGTTCAAGCAAGGCGAGAATGCATATCCTACACCAAGATCACATGAGAGATCTTCTCAGATGTTGTCTTGGGATCTCGATGATGTCGCAATGGCTGAGGCTATCAGCGGTCAGATTGGCAGATCAGCATATGCAAACTTTAAAACATTCTTGGACATATACTCTAAGTGTCCTGATGTTGATAAGCTAATCGCTGATCCTGATAATGCTCAGGTGGTTGAAGAACCTGCGATTATGTATGCTTTGTGCAGTTCGCTTTCAATGAAAGCCAACGACAAGAACATTGGTAGTATTCTTAAATACTTGCAGAGACTACCGAATGAAGAGTTCCAAGCCTTTGTCCTAAAGGATGCTTTAGCTAGAGACAATTCTCTAAAGCAATCTAAGGATGTTAGAGCATGGGCATCAGCTAAGGGCAATGGGAAATATCTCGTTGCCTAGAAGTTAACTTTAACTTTTAGGAGTGCAATATGCATGATTTACAACGTAAGATCGCAAGATCAAAAGTCAGGCTAATGCTTGATAAACTAGGAAAGGGATGGGGGTTTTATGCCTCTATCCTTTATCAGATGCCAATGGTAATCAAGAATGAGATCCCAACGATGGCAACTGATGGCACAAATATATTCTACAATGAGGAATTTACTGATGGCTTAACTGAGCCTCAGCTTGATGGTGTCAAAGTACATGAGGCATTTCATCGAGTTCTCAAGCATCATCTCAGGATGGGCAAAAGAGATCCTCAGCTATGGAATATCGCTTGTGACTATGCCATTAATCCAATCGTTTTAGATAGTGGCTTGGTTTTACCTGATGGTGCTTTGGTCGATGATAGGTTTAAGGGAATGTCAGCAGAAAAGATTTACGACATCCTACAAACTGAAAACGATGAGAGACAAAAAGATCCCAATGGTGGCG